TCAAGATACTCCTTACATCTTGGAAACAATTTGTAATAGGTAGGGTAATGACCTGCTCATAGTAATAACTCTTGAAATTGGATAATCCGCGGGTAAAGTGGCTAAGTTCGTTATGGTTAGAATATGTCACTCCTTCAGAGATTGAGAATTGAATAAAATGATTTTTCTCCAATGATAATATTATTAATGAAAAAAGATATAATGATTTGTGAAAAATGCGGAAAGGATAAATTGGAAAAATGGTTCAAGAAAAAATATAAAGATGATGAATTGAAGTTGTGTAATGTTTGTAGAATGAAATGTGAACATAATAGACAAAGAAGCAAGTGTAAAGATTGTAATGGTTGTGGTATTTGTGAACATAATAAACAAAGATTTCAATGTAAAGATTGTAATGGTGGTGGTATTTGTGAACATAATAAACAAAGAAGTAGATGTAAAGATTGTAATGGTGGTAGTATTTGTGAACATAATAAACGAAGAAGTGATTGTAAAGATTGTAATGGTGGTGGTATTTGTGAACATAATAAACGAAGAAGTAGATGTAAAAATTGCAGTGGTGGTAGTATTTGTGAACATAAGAAAATAAGAAGTAGATGTAAAGATTGTAATGGTGGTAGTATTTGTGAACATAATAAACGAAGAAGTGATTGTAAAGTTTGTGAACCAGAAAAATGGTTGATTTATATTCAAAGATCAAGAATATCTCAAATTTTAAAATCCAAGACGAAAAAAACTCAAGAATATCTTGGGTGTACAGGTGAATTTTTGTATAACTATATTCAGTCAAAGATGACAGATGGTATGACATTTGATAATATACATATAGATCATATAAAACCGTGTTCTAAGTTTGATTTAACGAAAGAAGAGGAAAGAGAAAAGTGTTTTCATTATACAAATCTTCAACCTCTTTTCGTAAAGGATAATTTGGAAAAATCTAATAAATGGAGTAATGAAGATGAAATAAATTGGAGAGAAAACATAATATTCAATTCGTGTCAAACTGATAATAGTTTGAAAACGGTAATCGCGGAATGATGATTGGCTGACCACCTTGAATTCTGTTAAGATATAATCCGGCCCTATATGAAAGTATAGGGATTAACCGTTTGACGGCGATATTTCATTTTGTCGCCAAAAGTCAGCACGATAAAAAGTGTTTTACTGGCTAGTCACTACTTTGGTGGCGAGATTGCTTATAATGACGGGAAACTCCTTAGAGCTCAAGATACTCCTTACATCTTGGAAACAATTTGTAATAGGTAGGGTAATGACCTGCTCATAGTAATAACTCTTGAGATTGGACAATCCGCGGGTAAAGTGGCTAAGTTCGTTATGGTTAGAATATGTCACTCCTCCAGAGACTGATGCCTTACTTTAAAAAAAGTATAGGAAACGGTAATCGCGGAATAATGATGAACTGACCACTCTGAATTCTGTTAAGATATAGTCCAGCTTATAACGAAAGTTATAGGGTTATTGGAAATGAATATACATATTCCGATGTCGTTGGAGGCGACGGCGGAATTGAGGGAATTATGTAAACCAGAAGATAATATAATAACGGCACAAACGTCGTCGAATATTATAAAAATAGTTCAAGATTCTTTATTAGGTGTATATAAGATGACATTGAGGGAAGAAACGGTGATAACAAGAGAACAATTTTTTCAGTTGACGATGAAGTTGTCGTTGGAATTCAATGAAGTTATAGAGGGAATTGAAAGGGTTAAAAAGTTATTGAAACGATTGGGGAGGGAAAATCAGTTGTATAGTGGTAGAACTTTGATATCGTTATTTTTACCTGCTGATTTCATATATACATGTAAAAATGATGCTTCCGTGGATGAACCAACGTTGGTAATTTATGAGGGAGTATTGTTGATGGGAGCTATAAATAAGAAAGTTGTGGGTTCTTCTTCGTATTCACTGATAACGTTGTTAAACAAGGAATATGGGTCGGATATTGCTAGGAAGTTTATTGACAATATACAATTTATTTCTGTTGCTTGGAATTCATTGAAGGCGTTTTCAGTGGGATTGGGAGATTGTTTAATCGTGTCCGAAGACCAAACACGAGAAGTTCAGAATGTGATAGACCGTTCATTTATAGAGGCAAATACAATGAATGAAACAATACCACATAAGGGACGTAAAGAGGTGAAGATAAACATAGCACTAAACAAAGCGAAAGATGTTGGGTTGAAGATAGCAAAGAATGGTTTGAAGAAGGATAATAATTTCATTTCCACTGTGACAAGTGGTAGTAAGGGAGATTACTTTAATATTTGTCAGATAACAGGTTTGTTGGGACAACAGAATATCAAAGGAGAACGAGTGAAGAAGGAACTTAATAATGGGAAGCGGTCTATAGTACATTATCCTTTAGAAGAAAAATGTGTTACACCTTTGATGAATTATGAGTCTCAGGGGTTTATATCTTCATCGTTTATTAAAGGTCTGGAACCACGAGAATTTTATTTCCATGCGATGTCTGGAAGGGAGGGAATAACAAATACGGCAATGTTAACAGCAGTTTCAGGATACCTACAGAGAAAAATAGTAAAATTGACAGAGGATATTAAAGTTATGTATGATGGTACAGTGAGAGATGTTCAGGGTAATATTTATCAAATGTCGTATGGTGATAATGGTTTAGATCCTCTTAATATGGTAAAAAAGAATAATATGGATATGTCTTGTGATATCGAACGTATTTGTAATAAGTTAAATCTACAGTATGAAAAAAATATAATGGTTAAATAAATGAATTTTGATTTGGAATAATCATACAGGAGTTGTGTATATTGATCATTTCAAATAAAAAATTTTTAAACGTTTTACAGTTTAAAAATTTATAAAATAATTACAATCTGTTCAATGTATCATCTTCAGATTTGGGTTCATCTTCGGGAACAGGTTCATGATAATTGTCTGCTTTAGGTTCTGGAAAGTATAGATTTTCATACTTTGTAAATCTTTTAGTTGTATAAGGAGTTAAAATCTGTAGCTCTTCATATCCTAACATTTCAGGTGTGATTTCGGTATTATGTAACTTATAATCTGGACCAAAATATGGAATCACTTTATCTTTTACATTATTTCCATCTTTATCTAGAATAGCAACAATTTTACACGGACCGTTCAATTTCTTCGATATCAGAATAAAGTCTTTCCCACATATTGAATATTTAACTTCATATGTATTTTTTAACTTGGGGTGATTTGTAACAAAAATGTCGTTCAAAAAACGGTAAAAAAAACGTTTTAACTTTTCATATGAAAAGTTGATATAAAAATAAAAGTTATTCATTAAAGTGGTAAACATATTGCTTTTATATACATTGTTTTTTTTTTAAATCAATTTATAGAATACACAGTGTAAGAGTAAATCAAAAAATGGAAAACATTATCAAGATTAAAGAATTAGATCCAGAAATTATTCCTCCCCTCACATCACGTATGAATGAACCTACATATCACGGTGGATGTAAATTAGTAGTGGTAGGAAAACCTGGTGTTGGTAAATCTACACTTATAAAGGCATTACTGTATTCAAAGAAACATATATTTCCAATTGGAATGGTTATGTCTGGTTCTGAAGACTCTAACCATGCATATGAAGAATTTATGCCTGGAACTTTTATATTCAATGAATATGATGAAGATAAGATTAGGAATTTCATCAAACGTCAAAAACTTGCTATTCAACATATCTCAAATCCTTGGGGTGTGATGATTTTAGATGATTGCACCGACGATCCACGTGTATTCAACAAACCATTGCAACAGGCTTTATATAAAAAAGGACGCCACTGGAAGATGCTTTACATCCTTTCGTTACAATACGCGATGGACGTAAAACCATCGATTAGAACCAATGTAGATGGTGTATTTATTTTCCGTGAACCTCTCCTCAAAAACCGTCGTTCCCTCTACGAAAATTACGCTTCCATCATCCCTGATTTTACCATCTTCTGTGAAATGATGGACCAACTCACCGATGATTATTGCTGTATGTATATACACAACGCAACCTCCACAAATGAATGGACGGATTGTGTTTTCTGGTGGAAAGCCCCTATGGTTCCAAAAGACTGGAAATTCGGTTGTCCAGAATTATGGGAATTCCACCATGCTCGATACAATAAAAACTATGTTCCACCTCTAACTGGTATATAAAGATTATAAATATTCTATATATAAGAAGAAGATTAGATTGATTTTAATACTTATTATAGTATTAAAATGGTAAAGAATAGAAAAGATTAAAGAAGGTGATATTTTCACTATCAATTTTAACTTTAATTTAAAACTATGTAGATGGATTAATAAAACATGTTTATTTTTTTCAATAAAAAGATATATAGAAACGTAGTATCATATATAAAAAAATTGTAAAGGAGTTTAACCTTTGCGATTGATTTTTCCCTGCTACCCACTACACCCTAATTTTTGTTTTTTTTTTCATCCAACCCAATCAATTATCTCATTCAATTCCTTCATAAGGATTTTCAAGACTTTGTCAAAATCCTTGTAGGATATTCTAACCATCTTGTAGTTATTATCTTTACAAAATTGGTTTTTCAATTCATCTTTATCTTGTTGTTGTTTGAAATTTTCTTCTGCTCTTTCTTGAGATATATTACCAAATTTAACTGGTTCAAAGTGTTGTCTTCCATCATATTCTATCATTATTTTATCCTTTTCAAAAAGAAAGTCTGGACGAAGATTTTTCTTAGAATAAGTTTTTAAAGGTGTGAATGTTTGATTGAATACAAAATCATATTCTTCCCTAAACCCTAATTCAATCAAACTATCATATACTTTTTTCTCTCCACTTGAAAATCTTTTTTCTTTTCCAACACAAATTTTTATATGCGCTTGTAAATCACTATTGGTAGAACATTTATAATCACACCCTTCCCAATCACATTCAAAATCCTTAATCTTTGTATGAACCATTTTTATATGTCTTTGTAAAGAACTATTGGTAGAACATTTATAATCACACCCATCCCAATCACATTCAAAATCCTTAATCTTTGTATGAACCATTTTTATATGTCTTTGTAAAGAACTATTGGTAGAACATTTATA